TGTCTAGCGTCTTGAATAGCAAATTGTCTTTCAGTAATACCAATATCAGTAGTTCCTGTATCTAAATAATTATTAAATTCACTACCTAAATAACCCCCACCACCACCAATCAAAGCAGCTCTTAATGTATCTTCTGCACTACCGCCAGTAAGAGCAGTAGAGCCACCTGCTATGGTTGCACCTGTAGCACCTGTTAAAGCAGAACCAGTTAGACCTGTAGCACCGCCAATCAAGTTACTCAAGTAAGGCGCACCAAGAACACTAGCAGCCAAAGCAAGAACAGGACGAGATGCTTCTAACAAACCTTTGCTACCACCACCAGCAAAAGTACCTGAGTTAATTACTTCACCAGTTTGGGAATTGACTGTTTGCCAGTTAGCTGTATTGTTTGGGTCTACTCTTGTTTCATAGACAGCCTGAGGAACACCAGCAATCTGTGCCTCAATGTCGTCACCTTCAATCACAGTACCACGGGCAGTAGGAATTGCTCTAACCAATGCTTGAGCAGCCACGGGATTTTCAGCAGCCTGAGTAATAACTGTAGGAGTTACAGGCACAGTGTTTGATTGATAGACTTGTGCAATAGCTTGCGGAGTGCTAGATGGAACTTCATTCTTAAACTGAGATAAAGCATCAATAACTGATTGGTTATAGACTGCTGTACCTTCAGCATTGGTATGCAAAGCGTCTACCAACAATGCTTTGTTCTGAAGAATCTCGCCTTGAGTACCAACTAAAGCAACATTAGAGTTAGCCTTGGCAACATCTGTAAATATCTGGTCAACTTTAGGATCAAAGTTGTTAGTAATTACATCTTCAACAGACTTGGCATAAGGAGAACCAGTTAAAACAACATTAACACCTTGTTCGCCAAGAGTCTTAACAATCTGGTTCAAGTTATCTTTAACAACTGCCTTGTCTACACCAGTGATAAAGTCAACACCACCTGCTTGCAAGTAAACAGTAGCGTTAGGGTCAAACTGACCACCACCCGCTAAATATGTATTTAGTTGCTTGAGGGTGTCTGTAGTAGTTGATCCTGCAACAGCATAGTTAGATGTGGCTTGACCAGTAACTTCTGTAAGTTGGTTTTGCAATGCTGTATTAGCACTGTTCCAACTAGCACCCGCTAAGATATTGCCACTTAGCAAGCCACCAGAAGCACCGCCAGTTGCATTGGCTACATCTTCACCAGATATGCCATATTGCCTCATTTGTGCTTGAGTAGTGGCGGCATCAGGACTTGATGCAAGAAAATTACGAATAGTTGCATACAGGTCTTCCGCAGAACCTCCTGTGTTCAACCTATAGCGCATTGCATCAGATATAGCCATGATATTTTCCTTTTATTCGGAGGCAGCTTGCAATGGTGCAAGGTCTTCAGTTGTCCAATAATCTTTAGCCAACATGATTTTTAAATGTTCTTTGTTGCGTGATAGGCAATCAGCCCAATCAGCATCAGTCATGTTATCTGGCTTGCCACCATTGATTAGGTTGACGCTATCCATTGCGGCAGAGTAATGCTGTGCAATTTGTTCTGGGGTTTGGTTATCCATGATTAGTCCTTATGGGTGTGTTAATTTGTATGCGTCAAATTCTGCTTTGAGTTCTTGAATGGCTTTGACAAGAATTGCAGTCATGTTTTGGTCTGTGTACTTGAGATTCTCTGAGTCTTTAGCATCAACCACAACAGAATCAGAGCCTTCAAGAGCCAAAATATCTTGGGCTAAAAAGCCATAACGCACATCACCAGTTGATGTAGCGTCTTCACGGGACTTTTTGAATTTAAACGAAACAGGATTTAATTGATTAACAAAACTCAATCCATGTGGTACGGGTTGAACTTCAGTTTTATCTCTTGCGTCAGAAGTAACTGTCCATGCCACTTTGATGTATGCGTTTGTAACCGCATTATTTCCAACTGCAACGTAATTGCTTTGAGTTGTAATATTGACAACGCCAGATTCTACGCCAGCGTTATATCCCAAACCAGTGTTGTTACTGCCTGTTGTTAAATTAAAAAGTGCTTCTTCTCCCAAGGCAGAATTATTATTTCCTGTTGTTGCGCTATAAAGTGTGGCGTTTCCACAGCCCGTATTCTGATACCCTGTTGTGTTAGTTCTTAGAGAATCTGTCCCCATTGCAGAGTTACTATATCCAGTGGTGTTATTAAAAAGTGCTACATAACCATAAGCCGAATTGCTACTGCCTGTGGTGTTATCTTCTAAAGCATACACACCCATTGCAGAATTGCTATTGCCTGTCGTATTATTTCTAAGAGCGAGATAACCCACAACGGAATTATTAGAGCCTGTTGTATTGGTATATGCTGCCTGATAACCCACAGCGGTGTTTGAAGATGCTGTGGTGTTGGATTCAAGGGCTTGATTTCCAACGGCAACATTAGAACCACCAGTTGTATTTCCAAATAAGGCAGTTCTTCCAATAGCAACATTGGCTGAACCTGTGGTGTTGGAATACATAGCCTGTCGCCCAACCACTGTCAATCCTTCTCCAGTTGTGTTGGTAAAAGCCGCCTGATGACCAACAGCGGTATTGAAAGATGCTGTGGTGTTGTTCTCAAGCGAACTTGTGCCAACTGCTACGTTTGAAGCACCTGTTGTGTTGTCATACAGGGCGTATGTGCCAACTGCTACTAAACTAGCTCCTGTGGAGTTTAAATATGCCGACTCTAAACCTACAGCAGTGTTGTTTGCACCAGTAGTGTTAGTATAAAGTGCGTTTTTACCGATAGCGGTAATTGAGTTGGCAGTCGTGTTGCTAAAAGCCGCCTGATTACCTACAGCCGTGTTGTTAGATGCTGTGGTGTTGAGATGCAAAGCATCTGTTCCGACTGCGGTATTAGATGAACCAGTGGTGTTTGCCCTTAATGCCCCACCACCAAATGCGCTGTTGTCGATACCAGTTGTGTTGTAGTAACCTGGAGGCCAATTATTAGAATCCATCCCACCTACAAAAGAGTTTCCAGTTCCTGTCGTGTTAGTAAAACCTGCTTGAACGCCAATAAATAAATTATTATCACCAGTATTTGAGTAACCCGCTTGATTTCCTAGGGCAGTATTTCGTGCGCCAGTAGAGTTTGTATATAACGCTTCTGTACCAACAGCAGTTACTCTAACCCCTGTAGTTGAGCCACCAGCGTTATAGCCATAAGCAGTTAAAAAAGGTGTTCCACCGACTGTAGTTTGCTTGCCATAAACAGTACCCAATGCAGTAGGCGTAGCAGCAGAAGCACCGCCACCAGAAGCAGCAATCGTAATTGCACCAGCAGCATTGGTAATCGTTACGTTTGTTCCCGCAGTCAATGTCGCCTTGGTCAGCGTATTACCTGTGCTGTTACCAATTAACAATTGACCATCTGTGTAAGATGTTTGTCCTGTACCGCCATTAGCTACTGCCAAAGTACCCGCTAAAGTGATTGTTCCAGTTGTAGTGACAGGGCCACCAGAAGTAGTCAATCCTGTTGTGCCACCAGATACATCAACGCTAGTTACAGTTCCAGAACCACCACCGCCAGAAGCCGCAATGGTTTGGTTAGGCCATGTGCCAGTAACAGTTACGTTTGTACCTGCAACAATGCTAGGAGTTGCTGTTCCTGTACCACCATTGGCGACAGGTAGAGTTCCCGTTACACCAGTAGACAAAGGCAAACCAGTTAAATTAGTAGCAGTACCGCTAGATGGAGTACCAAGCACACCACCATTGACCAAAGGTGCGCCAGCAGAGCCTACATTGACCGCTAGAGCCGTTGCTACGCCTGTTCCTAGACCTGATACACCAGTTGAGATTGGAAGCCCTGTAGCGTTGGTTAAAGTTGCGCTAGTAGGTGTACCAAGGATAGGAGTCACCAATGTAGGTGAAGTAGCAAATACTGCTGAACCTGATCCTGTTTCGTCAGTCAAAGCACCCGCAAGGTTGGAGGAGCTAAATGAACCCAAAGATGTTGCATTGCCAACAGAAGTAACTGCACCTGTTAGGTTAGCGTTAGTTGTGACATTACCTGCTGTCAAACCAGAGGCAGTGCCTGTAATGTTTGTGCCAACCAAAGCAGATGGAGTACCAAGAGCAGGAGTAACCAAGGTTGGACTATTGGCAAACACCAAAGCACCTGATCCTGTTTCGTCAGTAACGGCAGAAATTAGGTTTGCAGACGATGGAGTAGCCAAGAAAGTAGCTACACCAGTACCCAAACCACTTACGCCAGTTGAGATTGGCAGACCAGTTAGGTTAGTTGCTGTACCAGAAGCAGGAGTTCCCAATGCTGGAGTCACCAAAGTAGGACTGTTTGACAGAACAACAGAGCCTGTGCCTGTAGAGCTAGTTACACCAGTACCACCATTTGCAACAGGCAGAGTGCCAGTAATGTCAGCAGTAGAAAGACTTACTGCATCCCATGTAGCGTTAGTGCCATCAGTCTGAAGATACTTATTTGCGTTACCTGTTTGACTAGGCAAAAGATTATTCAGGGCAGCAGTAGCCGTAGAAGCACCTGTACCGCCATCAGCAACCGCTAAATCAGTAATACCAGTGATTGAACCACCAGTAATGTTGGCAGAAGCATTGTCTGTTTTAGTCGCAACAGCAGTCTGAATATTGTTAAATTCAGTATCAATTTCAGTACCTTTGACAATCTTTAAAGGATTGCCAGGTGATAAGTTATCTTTGGTAGCGAAATTGGTTGATTTTGTGTAATTAGACATGGTTTACCTCTTACCCTATTTTGCCATCTTTGGCTTGAATTTCAATCTTTTGCAGAGAAAATGAAACATTATTGATCGTTGTTTCATAACCAGTTTGGACAATTTTTCCAAAACCTGAAGCATTGGCAGTCAGAGTTTTAATCGGAACACCACTTGTGTATTCAGCAATGTTGTATTCAGCAATGCCATATTCATAGCTTATTTGTGTAGGAATATAAACATTCTCTGATTGATAAGCACCAGAATAATCAAATCCCCACTTGATTGTTAAGAACTGATTAGACCCACCAATTACAACGGCAGTAACATTCTTCAGGATAGAAATCTGATTAGGATTTCCTAAGTCAGCATTGTTTGTGTAATACAAAAAACGATATGTAGATGCGTCATCAAGATACGTTCCATACTTACCGATATAGCCATTCTTACCAATATACAAGTCGCCATTACGCAAAGAACGTAAAGCAGTTGGTGCAATAGAGTCCCACTTAGTGACCCTAGACGCCCCATCTTGCAAAGATTGCTTGGTATCGAAGCAGTAAACTTGGAAAGTAGCAGGTAAAACAAGCAGATAAAAGGCTTCTTTTTCTGAGTAAACAGACTTCAAGTTAGCCAATGTTTCACCTGCCAAAGATGAATTTAGGTCAAAACGCACGTTCTTAGACAAGTCTCGCAAAGGTGCAGACTTCTCTTGAATTGTCCTCATCAGTGAACGAACACCTGAGTCTGACAAGAAAATAACATCAGAACCAACGCTTTGAATCGTATCTCTAGCAATACATCCTATAGAGCCAATTGTGTCGCTCAGAACCAAGGATGCGGGTGTAGAAGCACCAGAATAAACAAGAATCTGTCGTTTACCAAAGATAAACAAGAAATCATTGTGTGCTGCCAAGCCCATCACTTCATCCGCACCATTAGGCCATACACGGGAAACATCTAATGAGCCTGAAGTGCCACCACCCCATACATGACCTGCAATCAGATCAGAGAAGGTAACAGTTACTTTGTCTGTAGATGTATTAGCTACCCACAAACGACCAAATGCAGAGATGGCAATGTTGGCTTGAGGAACAGTCGCTACATAACCAGATTTTTCAGAGACTCTGCGATAAGTAGTTGTACTTACAGCGGGGTCATAAATCAGAGGATCGTGACCAGTTTGAAAGAAGTATGCAATGCCATTCAGGGAGGCAGTTTGCCAATTAGACGCAGTAATAGTAGGAGCAGTACCGCCACCACCATAGGTCAACTCAGTCACCGCATTAGCAGTACCAAGTTTAAATATCTTGTTGTTGCCAGCAAACAGAACTGTAAGAGTCCCGTCAGTCTGGACTAATTCATGGATTACACCAACATCGTTAGCACCCAAAGCGCCAGAAGAGGAGTTAACTCTTGACCAACCTTTTCTAGCACCAATACGACCATACTGATCCAAGATGCAGTTAGTCGCAACCAAAGCAAAGCCAGCCCCTAAATCAAGGGGAGAGTCTTCAGTATTCAGACCATAGAAGCCTGGTGCTGAGAGACTGTAACTTTGGAGTTGTGCTGCCATTAGACCGCCACAAAGTTGTCTTCAGGATAACGAGTGCTTTCCAATGCAATAGCGTCAGACAGCATTCCTCTAAACAGAGCATAAGCCTCATTAGAGTTTGTCCCACCATCTTCACCACGCTCAATCAAAGCACGAGCATAGGCACTTTGAGTCACCAAGTAGTCCAAGACCTTGACAGATGTGCCATCAGCAGACAAATTAGCCTGTGGGATAGTCAAATCAAATTTAAGTGTATAGACACCATTGGGGACGGGAAACAAATCAACCTTTGTGTCGCCATTGCCATCTACACCACTAAAGCAAAACTCTGAAGGAATAGACTGTGAAGGTGTACCAAAGTTGAGCTTGCGGTTCATGTCCGCAACAGTGGTGTTGTCTAAAGTTATAACACTTGTAGTGTTAATAGCGTCATTGATACGAAACTTCTGACCCGCACCCGTCAACGCATAGGAACTTGTACCAGAAGTAGTAGTAACTGTAATTGTTTGTCCTAAGA